TGTTGACTGCATATGGGCCTTGTAAGACTTGGACAGCCTGATTAGTAACATTGCCTGTAGCGGAAGCAGAAGGACCAGCAATGTTAGTATTGCTAGGAGCTTGTTGAGCGTGGGATAATGTTCCATAAAACAAGACTCCTACTGCGTAAAGACCGATATAGAGTTTGTGGTGGATTTTTGTTCGGTGGTGCGATCTATCCATGTTTCTTTTGCCACTCCAGGACCGAGATAGGTTTCACTGAACTGGAATGGAGCACCGTTATCCATAATACTGTAACTCATTCCTGGAGCAGGAGTTCCAGGAATATTAATATTCGTTCCAGTCACAGTGTATGATGTGCCAGTTGTATATTCAACTTGACGAATCGTTTCTATGATTTTTGTAGATGTTTCTGTGGTCGCAGTAATAGTGCCTCGCGTAAAATTAGGCACAACCTGCTCACTATAAGCGGGAGTACAAATGACTCCCGCTGCTAAAAGCAAAGCGGGAGTTATGAGTTTCATTTGAATACGCTTAACTCAATAGATCTTTGAGCAGTTGCAGTTGTTCCAGAACCACCAGCAGTTACTGTAGGAACTGATGTACCAGAAAGAGTACCAGCGAGAGTTCCAGCAGTACCAGCGGCAGTAGAGGTAATATTTCCATAAGGAGCAATAGCGCCAGTAGAAACGGATGCAGGGGTGGTATCTGCTTCGATCAAACTTTCTGAAAAAGTAAACGCTTGACCAGCAGTGTTAATATCATATGTACCAGCGCCACCTACACCGCCAAATGCGGATGACTGGATATTTGTACCTGATGCGGAGTATTGTGCTCCGACTCTAATTGCTTGTGAAGCAGCAGCGTCAACCTTGAGTTGTATAGAGTCAGTGATTTTTGATGTGATTTCAGCGGCACTTACAGGAGTAATAAAGAATAACGAAAAGGCCAATAATAGTCTTTTCATTTTTCTTATGATTTCTTGGGCAGCTTATTTATAGGATAGATTCACTCCAGAAAAACTGATTCCACTCATTGTTGGAGTTGTATTGTTGGCAAAGGGATTATAAATGATGCGTGTTTCTGCACCTCTCATATTAAATGCACCTGTCCAATAAAGTCCCGTAGTGTCATCTGGATATTGGTCATAGTATAATCCAGTACCAACTACTCTAGATCCATCTCTTTTAATCCATTCTTTTACAATCCTAGAACTTGCAGTAGGATTAGTTTGCATATAGAGACATACTACTCCACATGCTACTGGAGATGCTGCACTGGTTCCATTAAAGTTATTATCAAAGTGTAATGAGTCATCATATCTTCTAAAATCATTGTAACCACTTCCATTATTTGGTAGACCTGCGGCTAAAGTTTCATCTGCAGGAGCCCAAACATCAATTCCTGGTCCATTATTAGAATATGAAGCTTTGGATTCTCCACGAGGAAGTGCAGCAGAACTAATAGTATCATCCATTGCACCCACACAAATTACAGGATGAAAATCTGTTGTGGTATTAAATCCTATTCCTTGTGGATTCATCCAATCTCTATGATTGCAAGGAACTCTTAAACCACCAAATCTAGAATCTCCAGAACTAAACCAACGATCTTCCATGTAATTTAATCTATCAGGATCTGTAGATCCTATACCTAATCTCTGATTATTATTTCCTGCAGCGCAAACATAAATTACGCCAACATTCATCATTTCTGCAGCTGCAGTATCCGTAGAATTTGATCTGGATGAAGTGGACCAAGATTTATAAGCTCCAGCAACTTGGTTACTCAATCCTTCTTTCATTGCAGTGGCTTGATTCGTAGATCCAATTCCAGTAAAAGTTCCAACTCCTGTTCTAAATCGGTATTCTACAACATTTGCAGAAGTAAATGCTGCTTGATATCCCCAACTACCATTTACGACAGTTGGATTTTTAACTCCAGTTATTGGATTAACTGGCTTATATAAATGAAATAATTTCATTAAAGTATAGTTAGTCTCAATTGTGATTGAAGTATTATCTCCAATACCGCACATATTCCATATATTAGCTTCAAATGCTAATCCAAAATTTTTACCTGCAACTAAAGATGCACAACAAGTACCATGACCACTACCAAGAGTATGTGAAGTTCCTCCAGATCCAAGAGCATTTTGTACAGTATAGTCAGTTACAATACTTACCGTACCTATCGTAGAAAATCCCACAGATCTTTTTGTAGAATTACTCCACCATTCTCTAGCTGCAGTAGTTGCGATTCCAACTCTTCCATCTGGTTTTGTATATTTGACTCCAGGAATTACATTATCAAAGTATACTGGATCAATATAATAAGGACCATCTAAAACTATATCTCTAACTCTAGATTGGCCATTTGAATCTAAGAACTCTGGGTGATATTGAAGAACTCCAGAGTCATGGATAACTACATCAACATTTTTTCCAGTTAAACTATAACTTACATTTCCTAAAACTGGACCTATAGATGAACCTGTAGTGGTCCCCCAGAATACTCCGGCGGTTCCAATTCCAGTTCTCATTACTCCCCAATTTGTTCTATTTAATTCTCCAACTGTTGCAGCTGCTGCAACAGAACTAAGGGAAAAGTCGCAATCTCTATATACCTTAACATTTTCTCCCCATCTTTGTAAATATAAAGATGGTTTAGGATATAATTCTGGATACTCTGTTGGATCAAGTTCAATCCATTCAATATGGGGATGATTTTTTAATTCTTCAGCTTCATATCCATGAAGAACAAAAGTTCCACGAGTTGGACTGTGATCTTTTTCATCGTGACATGAAACTTCTCTATCTGGAATATACTCACAGGATGATATTCCACAAAGAGTATCGTGAATTTCTTTCCAATATTGTTCTTCTGTTACTTTGATTGTATATTTTTTAAGTGTCATTTTATGGTACTACAATTGTACTTAGATTTCCAGAATTATCAACAATTAGTCTATATTTAGATCCATTTGGTGACCTCAAGATTAATCCAGTTGAAGTATTAATTCCCGCATAAAGGTCTCTACCTACAGTTAAATCAGTACTAATAGCTACTGTTACTGCATTAATATTTAAGTTATTTGGAGAATCAATAGTTGGAGTTCCTGCAGAAGTACTTTCAAATCTTGTTGCGGTTACAACGCCACTAAATGATCCATCCCCAACAACTGTAAGAGCACTTGTTGCGTTTGTGGTTGCAATACCAACATTAGTAGTTGTAATAATACCAGAAGCAACTGTAGTCCATTGAGAAGAACCACCACCTGCATCCGCATTAATTGTGACTTGACCAGTAGAACCAGAGATAGTTACATTTGTTCCAGCAACAATAGAAGTTACAACTCCTGTCAAATTGACACCTGAACCACTAAATGAAGATGCGGTTAAAATACCAACACTAATATTGGGAGTTCCAGTTAAACCTTGAGCATTAGTTGCCGTTGTTGCAGTGCCAGTTAGATTGCCAATGAATGTTGTAGCAGTTACTACACCAGTAAAGTTTCCATTACCAGAAACCGTAAGAGCACTTGTTACATTTGTGGTTCTTATACCAACACCAATAGTAGTTATTCTGACTTGTTCATTTTCGGATAAAGTTCCACCAGCAAATAAAGAAAGATATTTATTTGTTGCTGCCGCACCTATTGATAGGTTACCATCAGAAGCATATAAGTAACCATCTAATGCGCCATTAATTGTCCAACTTGATGTGGTAAATCCGGTATTATTGATTCCAAGATCAATAAAGTTTGATATATCTGTACCAGTATTTGCAGTGATGACCACATCACCAGATGCATTTGTACCAGAAAGAGAGTTTCTTACATTTACCTGACCATATCCATTCACACTAGAAGTGAAGTCAGCAATCGCATTTGCAAGACCTTGTGTAATAGTTGCTCCTACACCACTAACAGTAAGTCTATATGGTGGATTGCCTGCAGTACTTCCGATGCCTACAGATTCATTAATTGCAACTCCATTCTGGAAGGTTTGGAATTTCAATACTCCATCATAATATAATTCAACACCAGCATCATTATTAAAGACTCCCATTAAAGCACCAGAAGTTTTCTTTAATTGAATCCCTGTCCCACTATCTCGAATTATTAAGTTTCCTGTACTGGCATTATCAATGTAACTATTATTTCCATCGTGGAAGATTTGCAGTTCATTAGTATCTCCAATCAGAAGAGAACTTTCAAAATGAACAGATTGTTGGAATGTTGAGGCTGCAGCAACATTTATTGCAGAAGTAACTCCTACATTGTAAACATTAATACTTGGAGTTCCTGTAAGACCTTGTGCAACGGTAGCAATTCCAGAAGATGTTGAATACCCAGCTATTGGAACATATCCAGTTGTGTTATAACCAGCAGTGGCATGGTTGCCCCAACTATAAGCAGTATCCCAATTACTAATCTGACCCGAAGTAATTGTAGATGCTGCTCCTGTAAATGTATTAAGACCTATTTGGGTATTAACATAACCCTGAGTAGCATAACCGACTAAAGCATTATTAACATAACCCTGAGTGGCATAACCAACCAGAGAATTAGTTACATATCCTTCAGTTGCATAACCTACAAGACTTGTAGGAGTAAATAGAAATACACCTGTATTATTGTTATAAGTTAATGAATTTATTCCCGCTGCATTAATGGTTACTGATAAATCAGATAAACCAATACCAGTACCACCTCCGGCGGTTAAATCTGAAGCAGCTTCCCATTCAGTTCCAGACCACTTTAAAACTTGACCAGTTGATGGCGCTCCAACATTTACATCTGCAAGTTGGTTGAGGGTTAATGAATTTACATAACCCTGAGTGGCATAACCAACTAAAGCATTGTTCACATATCCCTGAGTAGCATAACCGACCAAAGCATTGTTTACATAACCCTGAGTCGCATAACCAACCAGAGAATTAGTTACATATCCTGTTGTAACATATCCAACAACAGCATGATTACCCCATCCATAAGCAGTATCCCAATTATTAATTTGTACAGAAGTAATTGTTGAAGCAACACCACCGGTTGTAGTATAACCAGCAGTGGCATGGTTACCCCAACTATATGCAGTATCCCAATTACTAATTTGAGTGTTTGTAATATTTTTTGCGGGTGAAGCATTAAATACGGGGTCAGTTTCAGTATAGTATGTCAGGTATGTGTTGGAATCTACAGTTCCATCTGCCTTCAGAAATTCAGACGAAGTTCCACCAGTCTTAACAAATGATAATCCAAAAACGGATCCAGTCAGCTTCATCTGTTTAGCAAACAGAGTCTCTCCTGTAACTGTGGTAATTCCAGCAAAAGTAGAAACACCAGTTACATTTAAACGATCAAGTGTAGATCCACCAGTTACATCCAATCCACCATTAGAGTCTATAAGACCAGCAAAAGTAGAAACACCAGAAATATTAATTCCTCCTGGAGCTGTTGTTACTGTAACAACCCCTGTCACTGGATTTACACTCGCAAATAAATTTGATCCAAAATTTAATTTTGAGTATTCACCTAAAATTACATTTTGATTTCTAATTTCTAAAGGAGTTCCCCCTGTTCCTCCACCAGAAACAATAGAAGTAGTTACCGCTATAGTAACTCTGCCTACTCCATCAGGCCCACTACAAAATAAACCTTCACCAAAGTTTAATTCTTTCGCTACACCTCGCAGTTATAACTCCAGTAGATGTAATATTTCTTACTTCTAAATGTTCTGTTGTGGTAATTCCAGTATTTAAAACACCACTGACATTAATTATCGGAGATCCAGTTAAGTTCCTTGCAAGTGTTGAGATTCCTGCTGTACTTGCATAACTTATTAAATTATTTCCATCTCCAATTGTATTGTAAATTTCTTGAAAATTACTATTGATTTTACCCATTGCAATTCTCAATGGATCGCCCTGACCATCATTAGGACTACTACCAGTGTTGATCCCGAGTCTAGACATTAATTTTCCTCAGTCTTTCCCTATTTTTATATTTATTGATGCTTATAACTAGTAATAGAATGATTTAAAATCATGCAGTTTAATTTTAACTTTGGTAAAAAGAAACCAACGATAGTTCAATATGCGGTGATTGGAGTTGTTTTATCCACCATTATAACATCTTTTGCGGCATGTACCAAACTTCCAGAGGAGAGGATTTGGGATTTGTTAGATGAAATTCAAAGAGCTTTAAAGATTGATCTTTTAAATGATTTTATTATCAACGATCCCGCAAAACTTGACCGAAGAATTAAAAGAGATGTGGATAGAGCTATAGAGAATGTGACTAAAGAATATGATCGTATTATTAATGAATCGGATAAGAAATATAAACCAAGATATATGGATGAAAAGAATGATGAGACTTTATGTTATACAGAGGATTGTAAAAAACTTGCACCACCAATGAGAATCTGTTCTCCAGTATTCGAAGGGGTTGATTGTACTTGGAAACCCGAAGATAAATAAATAACATTATAAAAGTACTTTTATTGTAGACAAATGAGAGCAGAAGAAATCCAGGGTCTCATGGAGGCCTATTCAAAGGTTAATGCGACCCCTGAGGTTCTTAGTGAGGGAGTTGTAGAAGAAGATATTGAAGTTCTTGATGAAGCACCTATGACTGCTTTCCAAGCTGCTGGTGGCCAAGCGAAATTGGATCAACTTAATAAGGGAAGATCACCCAGAGCCGGAAGAGTAACTGCAGCACAAATTGAAAAACAAGGACAAGAAAATCTTTTTAAAGCTGGTGGTGGAAATGCTGCTATTGCAAAGGGTCCTACTAGATCACAGAATATTAGAGGTGGAGGAACTAGACAAGTCCCCACTTTAACTAGACAAGATATTATTAATAGAGGAACTGTTGCTGCGGCAAAACCTGCTGCTGCACCAGCTAAACCAAAAGTACAACTCCTCCTGCAGCACCACAAAAACCAAAAGGATCTGCAATGGATCAGTGGAGAGCTGCAAATCCAAAACTTGCAGCTGCTGCAGATGAAAAGGCGAGAATTCGTGGAACATCACAAACAGACAATCCACTCATGAAGGACATGAGATCTAAAATGCCCATGACTCCTTCAGTACAATCTCCTGCAGTTGCAAAACTTGGTGCTGGAAATCAATCTTTAGTAAATAATCCTAATGCTTCTAAGGCTGCAACTCCAAAACCTGCAGCTGCTGCAAAACCAACTACTCCAGCACCATCAACCGCAAAGACTGGTTTTGATCTCGCTAAGAAAGGTGTTAACCTTGCTGCTGGTGTAGACATCTTTGATCTCGTCAAAGGACATCTCTTAGACGAGGGTTATGCGGACTCAGAAGAGGGTGCAATGGTCATCATGGTCAACATGAGTGAAGAGTGGAGAAAGTCCATTCTAGAGGCGCATGATGTTGAATTAGATGAAGCATCATACTCCGCAAAAGCTGCTCGTGCTGGACGCAAAACAAATGGGTCGTTGATACAAAAACATAAGGTTCTAAGAGTCCGCTTGACGGACTCTTTTTTTATGGGTACAATAACTCTGCCAGGGTTCAAAGGATAAATAAGGCTCTGATATCTTAAGAGCTTTATGAGTTATGAAAACCCTTGGCTCTACAATGGGGAAATTTTTGAGTCTGATCATATTCAAGATCATTTTGGTTTTGTTTATCGTATTGACTGCCTTGAAAATAACCGGAGTTATTTTGGTAGAAAATATTTCTGGAGTTTCCGCAAGAAGAAGGGTGCTACTAGAAGAAGTAAATCAGAGTCTGATTGGAAAAAGTATTACGGATCCTGTCCAGAACTCAAAGACGACATAAAGAAATACGGAAAAGATAAGTTTAAAAGAACTATAATATCTCTACATGATTCAGTAGGTAAAACGAATTATGAAGA